CGGATACTCCGCCGAGCCTAGAAAGAGGCGACCCGACTTCCCCTTACGGGGCTTCGCCCAGAGACAGGTTTCTCATGGACGATCACACTACCCAGCTAGGGTAAGGGAACGACTATACGTCTCCCGCAAGGGTGTAGCGAGTAGGCAACTAAGGCCCTGGCAAGCGCCAGCTACGTCTTACGCTCGACCTCTGCCGACTGAAGGCCTTTCGGCCCCCCAACCCGTCTCCCGACGGGACGCAACCAGACCTTCGCCAAGATCCCCTCGAAAGGGTAGCAGGACGACGAGGATTCACAGGCGTGCGATGGAGGTATCAGCCGCTTTGGAAGCTCCAAAACCCATCATAGAAGAGCCGTGTAACCTCCCTGTTACAGCAAGGCGCCCTCCGTTCACAGGATATACCGATAGATATTCCCCTCGCGGAAGCCAGGGGAACGTCCAAAGTCAGGATCCGGAACGGCACGGAGATCCCGTTCCTTTCTGCGAAGACCCACCTTAACCAACTCTGCAGAGACGCAGAGAAAAGGGTGATCTTCGACCCACTCAGCACTGCACTCTCGAGGTGAGAGCAACCAGTCCTGATGCTTGCGGGAAACGACATTCCACAAGCGTTCTGGCCAACCAAAGCGCCAGAACCGGGTAACAGAAAGGCGCCAGGGAGAGCGCGGAAGAGGAGTAAGAGCGATGTTACGTCTATCGAGAGAAACCCGGAAGGGCTTCACCTCGACGCCGCGAAAGCGGTTAACGTGTGACCTCGTCAGCCGAGAGGCCAACGAAGTCACCACATTGTAAAGGGCCGGCCGAGGAGGCGGGCCCATCACAATGGGAACAGAGCGATCCACTCCCTCGACACGGGTGGGAGAGGAACCACGACCAAGAAGGTCGCGGAACCACCGGCGGCGGATGAGGGAACGGAACCATCGCGCGGGAAGAGAGGACAGAGATACCTCACGAAGAGATATCTCATAGCGCATCACCACGTTGACAATCCACTCCTGGACATCAACGCGCATCGTGCGTATCCCCTCAACGATACCCGAAAGGATATCACCGGACGAATTCCGATCGACGGGACGGAGAAACGAGAGCACCGGCTTCGCGAAGAACCGGTGACGCCAACAGTCATACACCCGACTATTGAGCTCTCCAAAACGGGGAGAAGTCCCCGTTTTCTCAACGTTCACTTCGAAGCCATAGACAGATGTGACCGTCTGCCAGACCTCGAAGAAGCGACGATCGCCCCCGAAGAGGCAATCGTCGCCGTTGAATCTCCCCACCCGCCTGGTGCCTGGTCCATGGTAGATGTCAGTCGCAAGGTCGAAACAGACCTTATTCAGCAGACAGAGAAAGGGGAAACTGACCAAGTTCCCCATCATCTGCCCCCGATGGATAGGGAGAAAAACCCTATTCCCGCCGACATCCGCCATGTACCTGATGTCTCTAAAGGAGCCCATCAGCACTTCCCTCTCATCCACCGAGAGTCTGCTACTCCTTAGCAGGACCCGGACCATTGCCTCAACGGCAGGCTGGAATATCTTATTGGTGGCTTGACTATAGTCACCACTAATCAATTCCTCACCATCTGCAAGATCCGAGAACACAGCCTCGAAGTCCTCCGACTTTACATCCCCACGAACACACCAGCCAAAGGAGCTGATATGATCGTACAGGGCCTGATGAACAGGGGAAAGCACTCTCTTAACAAAAGCGGATTGCATAGTCACAACCCTGTGCTTCCCTTTGGTCTTAGCTACACCTACTCGAAGATAGTTGTAGGGAGATCTCCAATCAGCGGGGCAAGACAAAGTCCCGCCCACGCCTCTCTTCTTCTCCAAGCAGCCCTGCTGGTCAGGGACGTAAACGTCAGAGGGTCTCTCACCCTCAACACTTTCTCTAGCACGGTCTAACCGCGCATCCCACCCGTCAATGAGAATCTGAAAACGAGACTCAAGGCTGGCGATCGGGTCAGGGACCAGATCGCACGGGAGCATTGGCGAGTCGTCCGAGACGCACTCCACCCAACTCTCACGGGCAGCACTAGCCGCACGGGCGTCACACCGTGCACAGGGGGCGTCAAAAAGCCTGGAACATGACTTCAAAACAGAAGCCACGATCCGCTTTTTTCGCGCGCCATCCCGAATCCTCGACAGGATTTCGGCTACACTCCTTCCCCAACCGGCTCTGATGCTGGCGCAGTCGACCCCGTCAAGAAAATGACGGGGCATATCGCCCGTAATTCTATAATTACGGAAGACGATATCGACTGCCCGCTTTAGAGCTCGATGTACCGACTCTGCTGCAGAGCAGCGAGCTACATCAGGTGACTCGGCGAAAAAAGCCCGAACACCGGATGAGCACCTTAAGG